TGTCAAAGTCACCGTCTGTCCTTAGCTCGCCGGAGAACCCAAGAAACAAGCATTCACCAGCCTGCAATCCGCGAAATTCAACATTGTTTTTTCTGTTTCTAAGTTGGGCTAGTGATCTGACTCTGGCGTTAACTTCGTCAACAGTGCTGCCAAGGTTCTGGCGGGTGACAACTTGAAAGCCATCACCAGAAGTCGGTACCTCAGCCCCTTCGACGTCGCCTACACCACTGGCGGCATACTTGACGTTAATCGCCGTTCCAACTTCCGGTGCTGGTGGTGAATTAGCAGGAGACACACGGTCGAACTTTTGTTGTGCTATCGCCTCGGTGAAAAACACCGGCAAAGGGCCAAAAGAAAACGATAGGTTTTGATCGTCGATCATCGCCGGCTGATCTTGGTTTGCCGACTCAGCAACGCTAACGTGGTTGTAATTTATCGTCGCTTCCCAAGAGTTTTTTTGCGCTGGACCGTGCGGCTGGACGTCGATCACTCGGTTAGCTAAGACAATGCCACCAACCGTTTGCGAAACGTCCGCCGCCAGCAATCCAATTACTGCAGAAGCCGAAACATTGTCAAGCAAAATCTTATCAACCCACGTGCTATTTACGCCGTCAAGCTTGAACCTTGGGTAACCGTGTCTTCTTCGAATAGCCATTAGCTAAATTTAAGCCCGCCTTTCTTGTCCCGAATTTGCTCAAGTAAATCGGTTTGTTTTTCGTTCTCGGCCAGAATCTTATCTTCGATCTTTCGTGCTCCGGGCCCAGATCGCTGCGAAGCTCGAGCACTAAGGCCAACGAAGTTTGCGAAGCTCGCTTTGGCTGCTTGTTGCAACTTGGCTCTAAGTTCGACCGAAAACGGGTCTGCTTTTTCAAGTGTTTCAGGCGATTGGGCTGCTTCTCTCGCTTCTTTTGCTTGCCTTTTCAATTGCTCCAGTTTGGCTGAGAGCGATTCAACATCTAGCGCGTTGTTAATATCCGAACCAAACTGGTCAGCGTCGAAGTTGTTGATTGAATCGGTGAAATTGGCAGCACGTTCGGACGCTCGCTTATTGTCTTCGCTGAGCACCTTTTGAGCTTCTGCTGATAACACCAACGAACCGAGCCCTTCGGACAAGAAGTTAACTGCCCCTTGCCTCGCTTGGTTTAACTTTCCAACCACCTGAGCGATCGACTTTCCCAACTGAGCTACAACCTGAAACATTGATTCAAACGAAACACCAAACAAGCTTTCAATTTCGTCCAGTATTGTTCCTATCGCGAGCTTGACAGCCGTGAACCCAATCTCGGCAGCCAAAGCCATATCGCCGGCCTGCAAAGCGTCAGATATTGAGCCAACCACCGAAGTGACCGAATCGAAAATCTTTTTGAAATTGCTAACAAACCAATCGACAACATTCCTGCCAGTTTCGGTAAACGTGAAAAACGCGACGGTTGCGGCTGTAATGCCACCAACGATCAGCCCAATAGGCGACAGCACGACGGCAGCCGCAGAGGCGATGCCAGCGACGGCAGCGCCCGCAACTGTGGCTGCCAATCCAAAGCCAACTATTGCAGAACCACCAGCGATCAAAGCAGCAGCAACACCAGCCGCGGCGATAACCAGCCCTTTGTTTTGCGTCACAAGCTCAGTCACGACTCTGATTGCATTCGATGCCGTTCCAGCAAACGAAGCCAGCATATCTAACAACGGCGTTCCTGCAGCAACCAAGAAATCGGAGAACGAAGCCCTAAGAGCTTTCATTTGATTCGCAAAACTGCCAGCGGTTCGCAAGGCATCGCCCTGGGCGGCTGTTGTGCCTTCCATAATGATACCAAGCCGAGCCATCGCCTTTTGTGCTTCAGTTGCACTCTTGGGCTCAATGTTTCGATTTAGCAACTCTTGTTTGACTGCGGCTTCGCTGACAATAACGCCGTACTTCTTCATCACCTCGCCACTGCCAGTGAGAGCGGCCTGAAGATCCCGCATCGCATCATCATCGGAAGTGTTGTTAAACGATGCCAAATCAACCGCCAGTTTCGTCAGCTGCTTTGAAGTCTCGGTAGCTGTGGCTTCATCCAGTCCGATCGGGATCAGTAAATCTTGGGACGATGCAAGAAAATTCGTAATATCGGATTTCGACCGGCCAACTTGACCCGCGAATTCATCGCCCCACTCTTTTACCGCTTGGGAATTCTTACCAAAGACAGTTTGAAACTTTGAAAACCGCTCCTGAAACTCTGAGGCTTTGTTGATTGCCGGAACCAAAGCCGCTGCGATTGCGCCGCCACTGGCAAGAATTGGAGTTCCAAGCTTCTTGATCCCAGTACCAAACTTTTTAAGTTGTGCGGATGCCTTTTTGAGTCCTGCTTTGAGTTTGTTTCGGACTCCCAAGCCAACATAAGCTTCACCCGCTTTAATGCGACCTCTCATATTATTGAGTTCTTCCAAATTTCAGGGTAGGTAGTAGAAAACTTTTCCAATGCTGGACCGCCAGAAGATCGCTTTGAAATGTGGACTCTTCGGGTTCGCTTTCCGGTTCGCCGCCGCTCCCGTGGGCTGGTTTTTATCTTTGCTCGACCTCCAAACTCCAAAGCCTTGGGCGCGCCGGTTCGGTCGCTTCCGCCAATTGGTCCGATGATCGTTGTTTGTGTGGCCGGGTCGTAATCCCAAGCGATTGAGCGAAGTCCAAAAGATCCCGATCGAACGTGAGTAAAAGGCAGTTGGCCAGGCGAGGACTTTTTATTTTTTCGGAACTTGATCGAACGCCGCCAGATGGTTCGGACCAATCCGCCGCCGCGTTTTTGGTTTCTGGCAATAGCTCGATTGGCGCGAACAGTCACCGCACTTGGCTTGAAAAGCAAGTCGAACTTTTTCGTGATCGCTAGTCCGGTGGTTGCCACTTTGGTAATGATCCTTTGAGCTTGCCCAACCTTTCGGTTGCTTCTTCGGCGTCGTATTTCGGTGCTGCCACTTGGCGGTATGGATTCATTTTTTGAGCCGTCGCGGTCTTGTCGAACAGACCGTTAATAACTGCCATGATGTTGGCGGTCTTATCCCAACTGGCTGCTGCAATGTCCCTGAGTTCGCCTAGCGTCCACGGCAAAGGATCAATTCCCGCGCCGCCTGCAAACTCTGCAACTAAATCCCAATAGCCTAGATTTCGATTTGATTGATCGTCGTCGTTATCTTCTCCGTCAGGTCCGTCGATTCGATCTTCCGATCCATCGCCTTCGCTGCTGTCTCGATCGTTCCGGAGAGCTTCGTCAGCATCGCTTTCACCGCTCTCCGTTTGGACTTTGGGAGCGAATCAGCCACCGCGTGAAGGAAGGCGGCTATGGCATCGTCAAGCGTTTCGCCGGTCAGCCCATCATAGAATGAGTCGGTTGGCTTTTTGCTTCCGTCGCCGTCGCCGCTGTCGGTTAGCATTTTCCGGTTTTGCAGTTGAGGGCCAAGCAGCACCGCAAGAATCTGGACAATCAACCACTCATCCTGAATCAGCCTTTTAAACTCGCCGTTGCCTTCTTCAAGCAGTTTTCCGACATCGAAGCCAAGCTCTCGCTTTAGTCGAATCGAATCGCCTACCGTGACAGTTAAATGCCAGTCTCGATTTTTGGCATCAGTAAAGGTTGTTTCGGACATCTTTAGGACTCGGGGTTGGATCAGGATTCAGTTTGTTAGCGCCGTTTAGGTGGCTTACTTGTTAGCAGCTGCCAAGGCTTTGCGAACTTTGCCGACCGGTGCACGCACTGCTCGGTAATCTGGAGTTTCTTTGTCCAGGCCTTCGACTTCAATCTTCATCATTCGAAGGTGTTTTGCACAAACCAAAACGGTTGCTTCATCTGGAAGCTTGGAATCGATGTTCAAGCCTTTCAGGGTTTCTTTGGCCTCAGCAGGCTTGGCCTCAGCAGGCTTGGCCTCAGCAGGCTTGGCCTCAGCAGGCTTGGCGGCTGGTGTTGTTGGTAGTTTGTCGTTTGGTTTGTTATCAGGCATCTCTGGATACTTTCAAAAATTGGAAATAGTAACTTCAAGGGAACTTCGTTTACGGAACGACGTAGGCCAACGGAGGCTGGGCAACTCCGTTTACTTCGTGATAGGCTGGCTTGATACTTACCGCCATTGTTCTGCTGTCGCTCAGCGGGTGGCTTTGCGAAGCGTCGTAGACTCGGCCAAAGAACCGTATGCCTTCGCTACCAGCGACCTCGGCAGGACCATCAAGGACAAAGTATTCGTTGACCCGCCCAGTAATAACTGCATCTCTAGCGTTGGCGTTGTTCGCGTTTTGATTTCGCAGACTGAACGTTGTTGAAATACCGACGTCAATTAGGCCATCACAATACTGCATAAAGCCGCTGCTGCGATCGTTGTCGTTAACCTCCTCGGCATTCCAAGGCACTTGTATATCTCGCGCTTCGGGGACTTCGACGAGCACCGGCGCTAACCGTGTCCCGTCATTTCGGTACAAGCGTGTGTTTTTGCCACTAGCCATGTCTGTTAATCTCGCTTAAATAATTGAAGATTGTGATTGATTGATAGATTGCTGCTTCGCGGATCAGTTCCAAGTTGTAAACAGGATCATTTACGAACGGTAATTCAAGTTCGGCTTCGTAGTTTTCGGCTTCGGTTTCGAATTCCAAAAAAAGGTTTTCATCGTGGCTCAGGTGGTCTTGGATTTGTTCAACCAAGTCTTCCAGCATGTCAGCCCATTTGGACTCGGCTGGCTGAATTACTCGGCCTTGGCTATCGGCTTCAGATTCAAGAGTTCCAGTGACGCCGATCGTGATTCCGTAATTGAGCCTTTCGCTGCCTTGATCTTGGTCGTCTCCAATTTTTGACATTGGCGAAACCGTGACATCAGCCACACCCAGTTTCAAGCCCTTCTTTTCGACCCTCGGCAACCTCGCAAACCTTGCCTTAAATGGCATCACCGGTTTAGTGAGTCCATCGTTGAGCATTTTAACGATGCGTTTTGAGATTACGCGGCCGCGATGTTCCGTTTTCAACTGTGGATCTCCTTTGTGTGAATCCGCCAGGTTAGTCCATCACGATCATGACGCCGGCTTTGAGATTCTGAGTCTGTTGGAAGAACCTGCCATGATTCGCCATTGGTTCGGACGATATCCCCGGCTTCAGGTTCAACAGGACCAAACCCAAAGTTGTATTCAGATCGATCGATAAAGAAGTCTCGGAGAATGATTTCAGTAGTGAGGTCATTCTCAACGATTTCTTCGCGTGCTGATTCGCCAATAGTCAGCTTAACCCTAGCCGACAAGCTTCCACGGAAAACCATCCCGTTGCGGCCGTCAATTTTCTTGATGACCGTCCGCTGGACTCTTAGGGCTTTTTGGATGGGTGTCAGCATTGTTTCAAAGATCAAAAAAAAGAAAAACTCAGCAGGGTCGATCCAGACCCCTGCCGAGTCCGAATCACTGCCTAAGCAACGATTGCTTCATCGTTGAGGAGACCTTCAGTTTTGAGGATTGGAATCCCCTCAACCGATGTCGGGATTGGAGCCGGAATACCAGTTGTGTTCTGAGTAATCGGCGTTCGACTGTTACGCAACTGGGTTCGTGCTCGACGATTCATGACGATGTAATCAGGCTTGCCCATCGGGAAGGCTTCGATCGCATCGTAGATTTTCGAATCGGTCAACGCTCCAGCGGCTGTGCTGTCGATGTTGGCCATACGGACGATCGAGTAAAGACCACCAACTTGAATGCCAGCCCAAGTACATGCGGGTGTGTAGTAGGCCGGGAAGTGTCGGCCTTGATCGTCTGTCATGTCTTGGATTCGCATTGAACCCATGCCGAAGTTACTGTCCATCGGCATCACACCGCAGACATCATTCGATCCCATCTTGACCAGATAGACAGATGTTGCACCACCAACATTGGTTCCACCGCCATCAAGAACAGTTTCGCCCAGTGTATTGAGTACATCAGGGAAACCCTCAAAGCCATTGGGAGCACCACCAGCTTGACCGCCGAAGAACTGTCGCTCCATCAGGAACATTGCAGCCATCAAGTGATCGAGCCCAGCGCGAGCAATGACGCGGTTTTGGCCTTTTGGTGAGCCTTCGGCAACTGCCTTATCGACCGCCCAAGAGTAATCAAGGATCTCGAGGCGAACGTCAACTGGTTCATATTCTGCGTGGCTGAATGCTCGCCCTTGGTTTTCCAGTCGAAATCCAACAGCAGGCGCGCCTACTTTTTTGGCGTAATGATGGAAGCGACCATTCGAGGACTCTTCGTATGGCAAACTCATAAAAAAGTTTGCCTGTTCGATCACGTCGGAAATCTCGGCAGGTGACAAATCAAGCCGATCCGCAACGTGATCCGCTACTGTTAAAAGATTATCTGGCACTTTAAAAACTCGCTATTTAATGTTGGTTTTGTGAAGTTACGGATCGTTGGTTGTCTGGATCGTCTACGGTGCCGAATTATTCAGCGTCGGAAGCGGCGTTGACCGCTTCAATTTTCGAAGCAAAGCCTTTGCGTTTCTTTTCGCCGGTCTTGTCGCTCGGATCGCCTAGATCAACAGGTGTTTCCGAAGCACTTTTCAAGGATTTAATTTCCTTACCTTGCGCTTCGATCTTGCTGTTAAGCTTGGCGATGTGCTTGTCTGTGGCCTGCTTGAAAGTTAGGCCGTCTGCGAAATAGTCCGCGCCGCCTTCGCCAAAGGCTTCCTTAAATCGAGCGGCTTCCTTTTGGCCGGCTGATAACTCGCCATCAGAATCGGCTTTTGGCTCGTTCGCTGGGGCTTCTGGAGCTGGCTCAGTTTCTGGGGCTGGAGTTGGTTCAGTTGGCTCAGTTGGAGTTGGCTCAACTGGTGGGGTTTCTTTTGGATCTTCTTCAGACTTGGACATAACGACCAATCCTTTCGATGATAAAAACTTAGATAGGAATGACTTGGCCCGTTCGGGGTCCACGTCAAAAGATTCAACAGTTGGCAAGTCTTCGGACTCACCAAAAATGTATTCAGCAAATGCTTGGATTTCCTCAAACGTTGAGTCACGAGAAAACAAACCGTCTGGGTTTGCAGCTGGATCGCCGACGATGTCGCAACCCTTGAGGGACTCCAGCCGGCAGTGCGGCAGGTTTTGGGTGTTCAATGGATCGGGTGATTTGAAGTCATCGAGGCATAAGTACTGATAACCGTCAGCACTGCGCTTTAACTCAGCACCGTTATCGATCAAAAATTTCGTTTCTTCGTTGGCTTCGTGATAGAAAACAATCGAAGCGCCAAAGTCCTCCGGGGCTTCTTCGGCCAGCGAAAGCACATGTCCCCCAAGGTCCCCATCAGGAGCCCTGCGAGACGATTTGTAAAAGTGAAGGTCGCCACGAACAACGTCTTTTTCCTCTGACGTTCGGAAGTGTACGCGGCCAAGACCCTTCCCCAGGCCGTCGCTGCTCATACCCGGATGCGTGTAACGACTCTTTACCGAGCCCTTGCTTAACGCTTCGGAGACTTGGCCGACAAATACTTCATCAATCCACATGCCATGGCCCAAAGCTTCGCCGCGTGTGATCACAGCAAAGCCAGAAATTAAGCCAGCGCTGTATTCGCCACCATCGGTTTCGATTTTGGAATCTTCGGCCAGTCCGGTCGACAATGGACCGCGAAACGTGGTTGGTTTTTTGTTGATATTGTTAGCCACTTATTGCCTCCGACATTACGGCATCAGGTACGGGGTTATCTGGGATCGTGGTAGGCAACTTATTGGTTCGAAGGAAATCATCTTCGGCCAAACGTTCTTCCATCATGTCTTCCCAGTCGTCGCCAAATTGCTCGGCTCGAATCTCGGTTCTTGAACGCATGTAGTTGTCGACGGCTTTAACGTTGGCGGTAACCTCTTGCACTGGGTTCCACCAAGGCATTCCAAGCGGTATCCACTTCCAAAGCCCTTGGCAAGCGGCCATTTCAATATCGAAGCCTTCAGGGACTTCAATTTCGCCAAGCCTGACACCCTCTTGAAGCCGCCACGTTAGCCACTCATTTGAGAAGTCAACGACGTCCTCACGCTTGGCTTGGCAGGCTCTCAGGTAAAGGATCAGCGCCGCACGTGAACCAAAAAAGTTAGTGAAATCTTCGCGGAAGAACGAAAACGGGATGTCAATCGACTTGAGGCAAACGGCAATCACCGTATCCCAAAAACCTTGACTTTGGTCTGTGGTGCCTTGGGCGCTTAGGAAGGCTGCAGCCTCGCCGGGATCTAAATCGATGACCTGCGGACCTTTGTCGAAGCGGATATTTGTTGGTTCGTCGAAATTTCCTTTGGCTTTCGTTCCCAGCGTTCCACCATTACCTTCTTCGACTTCACCTTCTTCGACTTTGTTGTAATCTTCGTATTCTTCTTCGTCTTCAAAAAAAGAATCCTCGGCGTCTCTGGTGATCGCCAATGCAAAAAGCTGATTGACTTTTTCGCGAGCCAAGGCGTAGTCAAAGCCCTCGTAAACATCGCCCATTTCTTTGAGTGCAGAAGTGATCGGAGAGATACCACGGACTTGCTGAAATCGATCGTAATACCCAAAAACGATCATTCGACTAGCCCGAATCACCCGCTCTAGCGTAAACGAAGACCCCAACCGCTTGTGGACTGCGTACTGTGTTTCGCGATACCAAGCGTTGACCTTAACGCCATTGCACCAACCATCGGCGCTTAAGCCGTTGGTTTTGCTGATTACATCGCCGCCAGGTGTGCGAACCATGTCGCCTTCGATGCCCTGCAGGAATCCGCCACGTAATTTATGGCCGAAAACGTCGCCCTCCAGGACTCGATGTGCTTCGTAAAGCCGCATTGCCCGGTTTCGGGAGTGCTTGCCGGCAGAATCAAATTGCTTCTTTTGGCTGGCAAACTTTACGAACTGTTCAAGAACTTTGTCGAAAGTCTTATCGCCAGTCTTAGCTTTGAATCGGTGCGGAACCACGAAATCCAAGTGCTTGGAAATCATCCACCGAAGGATAGAAAAATTTCGTCGGCGGTCGCGAGCTTGAGCGATTAAAGATTGCCGAGTTGTTTGCCGGGCAACATCATCTTCGTGACGAGTGTATTTTCGTGGTGATCGACGATTACGCGAGTGCTTGACTGCGTCGTAACCGCCGTAGTCGTAATAGCCGAAGCTAAATTTTGAAGCAACTTTTTTCGCGAAATCTAACATGCAGTACAGGTTGCCAGCCATTTGATGCTATTGCAACCTGCAAACGTCCGTTAATACGCTAAGCGTATTTAATAACCTCTCAGGTCGATTCGGTTGAGCAATGGCCGTCGTCTTTTTGCTCTCCGGCCAGTTCCGCTGGCAGCTGCCTCAAGGTCTAGCTTTCGCTGCTGGAGCTGTCGTAACCTTTTACGAGCATCCTTGCGATCGAAAACAACCGTCTGGCCATCTTGCGTTACCGAAGTGGCACCCGAATCAAGTAAATCTTCAATCGTCCTGATTGATTCGCAGATTCTTTTCAGGTCGTCGCTTTGAGAGTCTATGGGATTCCCGCCATTGCCCGGCAATTGGATCGTTGTGTTTTCTACCATTGGTACAACATCTATGTTGATTTCAGGGGGCGGTGCGGGTGGCTCAAAGGTCGACAAATCAAAAAACTCAATCGACGGTTCGTACGCCAGTATCTCTTCAACGTGTAACCCCCCCGCAGTGCCTTGCTCACCAGCGTTAAAGGTCGGCCCTAATAGTAATGGTTCGCCATTAAGCACTATAAAAATTCCACCACCGCTATCGCCAATCATCGGCCCTACATAGTGCTGCGGAAATTCGGCAGACCGATCCAAGTCAAATAACGTGCGGCCCGGAAGAATCCGAACGTTGCCAGTGCTGATCCGATCCGGTTCAGTGCGAACTCTTCGGTGCCCAAACAGGCTGCCCATTTCTTCGGTGAAAATTCCAATCCGCCACGGTATGACACTGGCCGGCAACGGCTCGTCGAATCGGACTAATATTAAGTCGTCGCCGATTTGGTCGCTGAAATCAACGACCCTCCGCTCATGGTTAACATTATCTGAGTCAACGAAGTTGATTATGCCAATGTTGAATCTATTGTTATCGCGGGCGTGGAATGCCGAGATCATGACATCTGGAGCGACCAAGGTACCAATGCCAGTTCTAGAAGTAGCCGACAGATCTACACCCGGAAGGATAGTGTCGGCATTTCGCACAAACGGATTTTCGGTGAGGTAGATCAGCGGGGAGCCATCAGGATCGTAATTGGCAAGGCTTGCCTGTCTAAGTTCTTCGTTCATGATACGCTGAAAGGGTGTGAGTTATCGGGATCGTGATCAGGAAATGCAGCGTAGTAATTACCGCTCGCCAAGCTGGTATTTATCTTCCCGTGTGAGTCAGTTATAAGCTCAACGACTAAATCAACACCCGCCTGGTCGGTTGTAATCCTGACCGTCGCACCGATAAGCGGTTCTTCGTTAAGGCGTACTGTCAACGCGTGCGGTATCAAAGCAGCTGATCCGGGATTAGCCGCGTAATCCACGTGGATCTCTCCTAGTCCAATTACAATATTCCTGTCTACCGTGCGGACGGACCACCGGTAGTTTCCTTCTTCAAGATTTGCATCGAAAGACACTTCTTGAGTGTTCGCATTGTAGGTGGCTATGGCAGAGATTAAGTCGTTTTGGTTATCGAGGTGTTCAACCGTGGCGATAAGGGTCTCCGTTGTTAAATCCAGTGGTGACCCGTCGAGTCCAATCGGTGCAAAGGAATGCGTTTTTGTCTCACCGTTGAATGCACAAAAATCAATTTTGACGACTTCGCAAAGGATTGTTGGCCCAACTGGATTGACTGGGTCGATCGGGTCAATTGGATCGACCAACACCATAGCGGACCCGACACCAATCGGAGTTGTCACACCCACTGCGACTGCTGATAGCGGGGGATGCGTGAGGCCCCACAATCCGGCAGCACCGGGATCGAGCACAGGCGGTTCGTCGGTAGGCGAAAGCTGATCGTTACTGCCAACTAGCCCACGCCCGTACATGACACCGTCAGCGACGTTGCTTTCCGCAGCAGGGTCAAAAAAGAATTGTGCGTGCTGTGCTGACATTATTCTATTCAGATTGCTCGTTAATACGCTGCTCATTAAAAGTACGTTCAGCGTGATTGGCGGGGTTTGGATCAGTGGTGTCCACAACTTTAGAGCGTTGGAATTTGTTAGCGTCTCGTACAGCTCTGGCGAACGTGCCGTCTTGCCACTCCTCCGAGTTCATTAAGAATCGCATCAATTTAAGCACAACATCTTGTGGGGTGTGTGCCGAACCTCCACTTTGGATCGAAACGTTAGAGGCCTCCAACTGCCCTTGTTCGTTGTTGACCAGTGGAACGTTCGGGTTGGCTAGTATCTCCCCTAAGACCGGGAGAACAACAAGCTGACGGGATGAGGATTGGTCAACAAATCTGTGGATTACCACTGCTAATAGCAAGTCGCCGGGTTTTAAGGAAATCTCTGATTCGTCATCGTCGTTTACAAGCTCTGAGCCGAAATTTAGTATGGAATAGGGAAAGCCGTTGCGTAATGTTGTCTCAAATTCGAATTCACGTTCTATAGATGTGATAGATCCGTTAGCTTTGATCAAACCACTGACACTAAAGAATTGAAATTCGTGGCCGGGCGCTAACTTACCGTCGATCGACGAGGTAAGCACCAAACGTTGGCCAGTCAGTGGGCCAGCCTTTAGCGTCAAAGGAGCGATTTGAATCGCTAACCCAGACGTGCTGGCGTTCGCAAGGCGACGAAGCGGGCCAACTTCAATGCCTGAACTCCACGTCTGTAAATCCTCCGGTGGGTTTACAGGTAACTGCTGCTCGAAATACAGGTAGCCAGATGGGTCGTCGGCC